GCCAATGCCGATGGAGCATTCCAAGGATAACCCCATGCTACGTTCGTAGTATCAGGAGTTGCATCGGCACTGGAAGCAACTAGTACATGCCTATTTGTCACATCAGTAGCAGTGATCACTGGATAAACCGAGGACCATGTTGGGGTTCCGCTGACTGATTGCAAAAACAGGCCGCTCTTGCCAGTCTGATCGGGAGTTTGCTCATCCGTTTTTGCTTCGAGATAGTTAATCCATTGATAGACAGCCCACCGCCAACCGTTCTCATACTGGAGCAGAGGCTTCTCAGGCGTTCCCGATATAGTGCCCGTGGATGTAGACCAGCCAAGGTTCTCTTGCTTAAGAGTCACAGATAGCTTTAAAGCTGCTCCATCATTTGCCCACTTAGTCGATGCAGAGGGTTTTATTGCCATGAGCTAATCCTATAATTTAAGCGAGAACCGACCGCCTACGCCGGATTTCTCTGTGATGTTATATTTCACGGTTAGGCCGTTCGGGTTTTTCTGTGCGAATATTGTACTATCTCCAGTAGATCCATTATAAGCGGAAAATGCTGGAATGCCAGTCGTGCCATTCAAAGTCCCATATGGCCTCGATACTCCGTTAACTCGAAGGTCAATCCAACTGACATTATCCACAACGCATTTAACTGAAATTGTACTTGTAGCCACATCATCAACTTTTGTGACCAGAGTTGGTTGAGCAGAAAATGCTTGCTTACACACAAATTCCCACTCAGTCCCATTACGATCAACAAATGCCACGAGGCCGCCAGCTATTTCGTCAGAAGGTTGAGTTGTAAAATAAGCCTTCAATGCGTTGAGCATGTCGGTTCCCTTTGCTAGCTCGACCTTGAACCGCAATGTTACATCGAGAACATCAATGCTCATGTTATAGTCAACCCATATCACCTGACCAGTCACCGATGCATCTGGATAAGTGTATATAGGTGGGGTAGTGGCACCCTCTGCAACTCGCGTGACGATTCCATAGCCTGCTCCATCAGGATCATTATCCTCGACAAAGCTGAATATATTTCCCGCTGGCGTATAGGTCTTATTTTTTATCTGAGCCATTCCAGGTGGGAAGCATGGCCAATCGACTATGGAGCCATCATTTTTAATCGTTCCGTCAATGATCCTTAGATCAATTTCCCCATTAGGGAGTTCTGTAACCTCGACTCTCTGTGCTCGATACCATTTCTCGAAAAATGCTCTGACTTCGTAGATTGATCCAGTTCCAAAGTTTTCAGCCGCTTTCCAGTAGATGGCATCCCTTAATGTTTCATCATCCTGTCCAGTATATGGCACTCCGAAAAATTCTGCCCACATCCTAAGATTTTGGCCTGTAGCATTATCGAGCGCTCTATCAGAAATCATAGCGAAGAATTGAGCTTCCATGTCCGAGAATGCTGGCTGAATGAATGACTCAACATACTTTTGAAATCGAATAGATTCCTTATACTGATAAAGGAATTTCCACTTTATATCATGAGGGTCTAGTTCTAAGTTAATAGCCATAACTGCCTCATGTTAAAGTGATGGTTATGTTTCCAGGGATCGACCTATCAATATAAACATGAGAAAGCGGACCTGGATCAATCACAGCATTTATTACCGGAGTTTGAAGCTTAAGCGCTGCTTTGACGGTCAATGTCGATATCCCAGGGACGGTATTGATCGGTGCATAGAGCTGATGGCTATAGAATATTTCCGCGATATCGAGCGAGTTAATATATCCGGCAATAGCATCTTTCACTAAGTCGTCGCCGTTGGAAGGGTAACTGGTATTCTTTGTTCCAGTGACCTCGACGATAACATCAACCCTCTGAACAGAAGAGAATAGAACTGTTTTTGGTTGTCCATTCACATCTACCACTGAGCCTGATCGCTGTTGGCCTCCAACGGCAGTCGATACTATCTGAACGCCAGCCGGATGCAGGTCATAAAGCTTTTGCGCAATGGTGTTATCGTCACCACCCTCGACATAAAGCTCCATCGAGTGAGCTGGACGGCCTTGAGCGTCAGACGTTGAAAGCGGATTATCGACAATCGCTACCCAGGTGACTCCTGGCAATGCTTTAATAGCAGCGTATATGCCAGCGATTGAACAGGCTCCACTATTTGTCAATTCACCTTGCAGCCTTGCTCGATATTCAGCATCGCTTTCTCTATCAGAAGCGGGAGTGCCTGAAGCTAGGTTGATAACTGAGTTCAATCCTGGAGCGGATGATACAATCTGCAAGATCGTATGAGGATCAAAGGTCTGATCGGCATTGCTTGTACCAGAAGCGTTGACGGCTTGATCAACCGACTGTTCGACTTCCATCGTTGTCCGTGTTGCGCCTGAATACATATCATTAGTGACAAGCACGATGCCAAATATATCAGCAGGATTTGTAGGCGAAAACTTCATCCAGACACCGCCGGATATTGAGAACTGGCCAGCCACGGAAACCTGTGCAGGTGATAATAGACTGGCCTGCCCTGTGGCATAGCTATTATATACTTCCCGTGGATTGATAGCGGTTCCTGTGTCATCCCATGCGAACTCTGTATTATCAGGGACTACAATGATGGTGTGTGTTCCAGTGAAATATCCACCATCATTATCGACTATGCTTATTACATCGCCCATTTGAAACGGATGCGTTGTTCCAGGCATGACCGTAGCCGCTGCCATACCGAAACCCCTACCCAGAGTATGGAGTTTTATTTTCGGCTTAGAGGCTTCTACAAGCTTTGTTTTAATTACGTCGGAAGTATCCGAATCATATATTTCAAAGCTATTATTCACCAAGCCATTATAAGTCATGTTGAAGTCAGCTTTGTCCGATGTAGGTATTAGATCGGTATAGGCTAACCATGAATTAGCAACTATATTCCGCGCTTCTTTTGTCGCTAATTCAAAGCCATTCACATGCGCAACGACCGTTCCCGATGGAACAGGCGCTCCAAGTTGTCCACCAAAATAGACTTGAACAAGTCCTCCAGAGCCAGGATTTCGAGGGGTATTCGTCAGCGATCCAATATTATCAAGGCTGACACCCGATGCGGAGTTGGGGAACTGACTATCGTAAACCGCCTCCAGTCCATACCAAAGGCTTTCCAGCTCGGTCGCCACAATATCTATGAATTGGCCTATACGGCTTGATGGATTAGTATCAATGTCGCCGCCTAAGTTTGCCTTTAACGCATTCCCTATGATCACGCGAAGCTCTTGAGCTGTCGCTGGAACAAAACCTTGTGGAGTTAGTCCTGCCATTTAATTCACGCCCCCTATACCTATTTCAATGATATCCTCTAGCTTTGTCCCATTTTCACACGTTGCGGTAAAAGTCACTTTGAGGACTCTCTGTTCAACATTCAATACCAATTCATCAAGCCGCTCAATGCCTTCGGTCGATAGGATAGCAGCCCTGAAAATTGTATCGAGTTCGAGAAGAGTTGGCTTGTTATCACCCAGGATTCGTTGCCAGTAAGGCATCCCCCATATGGGAGCAAGCTTGCTATCAAGAAACCACTCGCCGAGAAAGGTCCGAAGATATGATGCAAGCCTTGACTTGACGGTTTCGCCATAGCCATAGTCCGAGGTGAAAACCAAATCACCACTTTTGAACACGATATCATTGCTGCCATCTACGTATATATCGCTCATATTTTAACTCGGCTTAAGGATGAGTTGAGATAACGCTACACTATATGCCTTAACATCTGGACCTCGCGTCGATAGAGTTGGCAATGTTGCTGGTGCTCCTGGTGAAGCACATACGATAGCTCCTGGAGTTAGAAGCAAATCAAGAATGCCCAATACCTCAGTAAGCATAGCCACTACATCAACATTAACAGGCTTCGTCGATCCTGATAATGGCTGTGTAGCATCGCCTACAAACACTTTGGAGCCAGTCAGCATCGTGCCATTGCCAGCTTTCATGTTCTTTTTGAGTGTTCTTTTCGACTTGGGAAAAATGCAAGGAATGGCAAAAGCATCAGCCAAATCATGCTTTCTGATTGAAGCAGGCTTGCTATCCGTATTCCCTGCCTTCCACTCTTCAAGGCTTCGCTCGCTGAAGATCAGCAATACTCCATCATTCTTCGCAAGCTTAACCGTCAAGCCGCCTGCCTCGGAGCAAGGGAATACAACAGGGACATTCTTAAGGATCGGTAGATCAACTGTTTTGCCATCACTAAGCAGTTTTTTAATAGATGGCTTGACCGAAACCGTCCCAGCAACAGGATCGAAACTGTCCACAATTCCTGGCAAACTGGTATGGACCATCGCCAGATTATAGGAAATGGCAGCTTGTATTACGTCTGCAAAGTTTATCTCAGTACTCATACTTTCCAAGCCTTTGCTTTACTGGTCCATCGTCCCATATGGCTATTCCCAGCATGTTCTAAACTTTCTATCCTATAGATACCATTTATTTGCTTTTGTGTCGTGGAGGTTACTCTAACTTTTCCTGCTATATTCAAGCCAGGATTTAGAATAGTCTCGAACTCGACACCTATTCTGGTCTTGTTTTCCTTATTCGTTTCGGATACTGGCTTGATAGCACCTATGAGGCCAGTTTCCGAATTTACCTC